TCTAAAAGAATATCCATAAATCTCCATCTGGGTATTGACAAATTGAAAATCTCATGCTATGATAGGCATGTATTCCGACAGGGATACATGTATAGCGAGATACACCTGCGGATTAGTTGGTTGGGCCAGCGGAAGTACCAGACCCCGGTTGAACGCCAGTGTGTTTGTGAGTGTTCATAGTGATACCACCAAGCACGTAGTTGCCAGTCATGTTGAGGTTACCAGTCCACGTTGTGTTAGCTACATCCACTGTCATACTTGTAGCATTGATATCTACAGTTGTAGCATTGACGACAGCATCTTTACAGTTAACGATAACCTTGTTGTTCGGAGTGTTGAGTTGGATATCTCCATTCTCTTTCAATCTCACTTCACATTCTCCACTGGTTCCAATGTTGTGAGTCAACACAGCATCCCTAGTAGAGTGAGCAAGGTTTCGTTTGGCTGGATCATTCAAAGCTTTGCTAAATGGAAACAAGCCCGGAATAGCTACAGCGTCTCTCTTATCGAACTTACGGTAATCTGTTGGGCGAGTTGGTAGTCCAGTTCCAATCTTGAAGTTGTCGATCCCTCGTGAACTGAATACACAAAGAACTGTGTCTCCCACGTTAATTGGGAAAGACAACATACTTGTACGAGAAGCTGGGAAAATAACTGGAACACCCATAATCACAGGGTGCTCTTCGTCAGTATCATCTTTGTATAGTTTGTTGATTGTTGGTTGAACATCAATCTGTTGATTCTTCCCTTCCCCGTAAACAGTCAATACAATACAAGGTAGGGCCGTGTACATATTACGAGTGTTAGATTGGAAGGAAAGCTTTAATACTTCTTCGAAAGAAATGTCCGTCATTTGAAATCATCCTCAAGTACGATGGTGCAGAAGCACTCAACATACCAATCGTTACCACGGAAGTCTCCAGTGTATTTAGCACTGTGGATTCTGTACCAACCTTGGATCGGCTTTACCTCTCCATTAGCATTTTTACTAACTACTGCGGTACTGAAGGATTCAACCCTGACGAGCTTACCCGGAACTAAGTCTGGATTTAAAAGAGCTTTAAACTGAAGACCAACACGACGAGTCGTATCTTTCTTCGTCTTTGTACTCTCACCACTTGTGTAGAATGGAATATCAATAAGACCAGACGCAGCACTGATCACAGGAGCTTCGTTCTTATTCTTAGAAACCAATCCGTTCTCGTCTGATACTTCCATCTTACCGTTGGATACTCGCCACTCTAATCTCCAAGCCTCTCCTAATTCGTCCATCATATCAGCTGGGCTTCCGTGTAAAGGATAGCCAAATGGGATTGGAGAATCCATATTAGCCCAAGCAAAGGCTCCCTCAGATATTCCCGGCATCTGCTTCGTCAGTTCCTTAACGATTTCCTTCTGAGTTTTACCCGGAGGGATAGTCATCTTAAGTTTGACGTGGTTCAGATCGACATAACCTTCACCAATCTGAATGCGGGTAATCGTATCATTACCTTGTTTAGTTGTGTTCAATGATGTTACGTTGCCTTTAAGCAGCATAACCAATCCAGTGTCTTTATATCCAACTTCAAGGGTGCAGCTAATGAAGTCGCTCTGTAAGAGTTGTAATGACCGCTGAGACAGGTTGTAAACTTCAACAGCGGAGCTGTTACTTTTCTTTTTGTTATCTGCTGACTTGTTACAATCGAAGCGGATTTGCAGGTCTGTTATTTCAATACCCTTCCCACTCTTGTAGTCACCAACAGTTAATTTGTAAATCCTGTCTCTTTGATATGCTACGGCCATACTTCACCTTGTTATTCTGTTTGCTCGTACACGTAGAACAGAGTGTATCTATCTGGTATATCTGTTATCAGTGTGTTTGCGCTTCCATTCTGACCTGTGTTCCCTTGCATAAGCAGGAGATATCCAGTTATCCCAAATTCCTCTAGTTGATAATCAATAAGCATTGGGTAAGACGGGACAAGCTTTAGCCCTTGGACGATTACAGTTCCATCTTCGTTTGTGATATCTAAGTGCCAAGAGCCTGTTCTGTCACTCCAGTTAAACCTGAATAAGCGTGACTGGTTTTCAACAGCAGCATTGTATTGGTATGAAGGTTCTGAGTATAGAGGTAACTCAGCAGCTACTGTTGTCATTGTACAACTCCCAGTGTTTTAGCACCTTTAAAAAGTTGAGCTGTATTCTTAGAGTAGTCAGTCTTTTGTGGTTGGTCAGCAGTTGCAGCAGGAGCCACAGCTTGGTTACCCTTACTATTTGTCCCAGACGCTTTATTCTTAACAGCAGCAGATACGTTCTTTGGAATACTTGTATCTTTTGAGATAGCGTAAGACACTTGTTCAAATGTTATAATTGGCCATAGGGCATCCCCACTTTCTGGAGTTTCATTGAAACCCAAAGAAGTGATGATACAATTCTTGTGGACCTTTTTAATCTTATTACCATCAAATTCACAGAGAGACACTGCCTCTTTACTCTTCCAGATGTTATTGAAGTATTCTTCAATTGCATTTGTAGATACTGGTCTTGGGAAACCAACCATTTGTACAAATGGAGAGGAGTCTTCTAAAAACTGGTTTACACTCTCAGGAAGGTATTCGCCGTATTTACCACCAGACTCAGTAATGAATACTGTAGATTTGTCTAGTGGTAGGTTGTTTACAAACTGTTTCTGTTGAAGCTTATTTTCATCAGCATCTTCCTGAGAAATAACTGGACGCTGTAAGTTAAAGTCAGCGTCAGTTATCACTCCAGATAGAGATATTACAGGATTCTCAGTGGTCGTATGGTCCGTGATGTAAGAGCCGTCTTCCAGCGGGTGCTTTGTAACACTCGCTGAATACTGACGGCCAAATTGCAACACAGCGTCAAACCAAATGATATCTCCTTTAGAGCGTTTAATTGCGACTGTCATTGCAACTCCTATTAATCATAGTTCATTAGTCTAGCCCCAACACCGCCTAAGTCGTGTGCAAAGTGCTCTTTAACAGTACGTTTAATCGCTGCTTCAAGCTTTGTAGGCAGCGTACCATCTACAGAGCTGGCAGAAATCTCGTCCGTTGTCATTTTCAAAGAAATGTTAATCTCTTGGTTGCCAGATGTTACTTTGCCAGTTACTGTACCATTTCCATTTGAAGACATTCCGCTTTGTTGTAGGTATCCGAGTCCGTTCTGTAGAGACTCGCGTTTGTCCCGAACATTCTGTAGTCCGGCCATACGAGTGTTGATATCATCAGCAACTTCGTTCAGTGATTTACCTTTAGCCAGACCAATCAGTCCAGACAATCCAGCAACACTGACAGCCACGATTTCAGCCACTGTTCGAACAGTCTCAAGAACACCAGACAATACAGCATCATCTGTTAAGACTTTGAACAGCTCAGTCCATCCGTCTTTTACAACCTTGCCTACATCAGCCAACCCTTGGAAAGCCACCTTCAACGTTTCAATTGTTGCAAGAACTTGAGATTGGTGTTCTGGGTTTAAGCCTTCAAACAACTTACCGAATAGACTATCACCACCTTGGCTCCACACCATGATATCTTCAATACCAAGTGCGATCAGAGCTAATGCAGTTGCTGTGCTAGTTAGTGGAAAAGCAAGTAAGCCAGCTACAGCTAAAAGAGCTGCAAACTTAGGTTCAATACCGTCAACTAATGGTCCCATGTTTTTCAAGATGTTAATGAAAGCAAGAACAGGACGCATCAACATTTCAAATACAACTGCAAGTCCCTTCGCTCCGTTGGCTAAAACATCTAGCCCATCAGCAGCAGACTTCCAGAACTCCTGCATGATCTTGTCAAAACCAGCATCCGAGAACTTCTCAACCAATGCACTCCATGAGTTGTTGAAACGTCCTTGTTGTGCAGCAGATGATTGTTTGGCAATATCAAGAGCACCACCTTTACGTGCTCGTTCAGAGGCAATTTGGGCAAACTCTTTCAATACTGAAGAGTCTACTTTACCTTCTTTCATCAGAGCCATAAGTTCAGGGACTGTTACTTCTTCCCCTTTCTTACGAGATACCGCTTCAGCCATCATTGAGATAGCCGCTGGGAATCTTTCACCTAATTGAGTCTTAAGTTCTTCAGCATAGATTTGTTGCTTGTTCATCATCTGTTCGATGGCAGTGAAAGAACCTTTCATAGCCTCGCTGTCAAGGCCCATTACTCGGCCATATTCAGATACAGATTTGAAGATAGTTTCTACTTCACCTTGACCCATTCCAGCAGATGTACCAGAAGCAATCATCTTAGTGAACTGTGGAGCAACATCACGCCAGCTAAAACCAATCTCATTGGCCATGCCGCGTAAGCGTCCCATTGTTTCACCACCAGCTGTTTGACTTCCAGTTACGGCAGTCATAGCAGCTCGTTGACCTTGCATCTGTTGTGACATATTAGAAAGCTGAGCTACAGCGAATGCACCACCAAGGCCGGGAATAAACCCTCGGCCCATGCCCATAGCACCACCTAGAACGCCCCCAGCAGCCGCTCCACGCCATCCTGAGACACCACCAGCACCTACCCTACCTCCTGCACCTCCAGACGGGCTTCCGTGGCCTGTTAGGTCCATCTTGATGCGTACTTCTTTCTTGATCTGGGCAAGAGCATCACGGATTTCAGTCTTCAGGTGAACCTTATCAATCCCGATGACAACTTTAGGGTCTTTGATCTTGATTGTGGATACTAAGCCAGCAGCATGGTCAACAGCTTCTTTCAAGCTTTTGTACAGTGCTTGCTTACTCACACCCATCTTAATCTTGTAGTTGAAGTTATCTCGTACTTGTTTTCCCCAAGCCTTTAACTCAGCCGTCAGCTTCTTAGGGTCAACCTTAACTGGGATACCAACTGTGTTGGTTCCCTTTAGGGAATCTGTAACTTGACGTTGAAGAAGTTTTAAATCTTTAGCGGCAAGAGGTTTGATACCAGAGATACGAACAATGGAATCAGCTAACGCAGTGTTAACTTGAACACGCATTGAGCGTAGAGAGTGTTCAGCAATCTTAACATCGGTGAACGCAATCTTAGATTTCCCAATACTGTTAATCTCAGCTTTTAATGCAGTGAGTTCAGTTTTGTCCAGACCGACCTTGAATTGAATCTTATCTTTGGCTACAACCTTAAGAGCCTGTAAGACTTTAACGGTGTCGCCAATTTTAGTTAGGAACGCATCGAGTTGCCTATCTTCAATTTGAAAACCAAGGGAGGCTACAAGCTTAGCAATTGTTTGGGGAGAACTCATAGTCCTTATCCTTTATTGGCAGCTTCATCCATCTTTCTCTGGTATTGAAGCATTGTTACGTGTGCATCCATTATTTCAAGAATGTCGTACATGTCCTGAACACTGTAAACAGTTTGAAGTTCAATCAGTGTGGCTAGCTTTAACTCCGACGTTACGATAGTCATAAGGTCGAAGTCTTGAGAGAAGTTTTCTTGCAGGGCAAGTAAGTCTCTATCGCTAGTTGGTTCAGACGAAGCCTTTAGCTTGCGCTTGAACCTAGTAGAGTAAAAACATTACCGAAGTTGAACTCCACAACTTCTTTGCAAAGCATCATCAGTTTACCGTAGTCACCAGCAAATTCGTTGTCAAAGTTGACAGCCATGTTCTGCTTAGCAGTTGTAGCGATCAGTTCTTTGAACAGAACTTCAACATCTACGGAGTCAATGTTCTCAACCAGACGATCTACAGCTTTAGTGACATTACCTTCTTGGAAGATTTCAGCAGCGGCAGGGCCGATCAGGCGAAGCAGTTGCTTGAGAGTCTTAATACCTTTTGTTGCTGGCATCTGAGTAAGCATGAAAACATCAGAACCAACAGTTACTTCTTTTTGTTGAATAGCCATTTTTATTTCCTCATTATTTGTTTTATAGGTACTGGTCTATAAACTTAGAGCCAGCATCGAAGATACTACTAGATGACACACTGTTCCCGTGTACATCTACGTGATACACATCTAACATTGCAATCTGCCAAGTTCTGTTGTCAAATGAACTTGAAAACCCAATGTCCGCTCTCGCCAATACAAAACACTCTTCGCTCTGCAATACAAGCGATCCAGAAAGATCGACAAGCGTAACAGTGATCCGACCTCTATTTGTAAATGCGTCTAAATTCACAATTTGAGAGAGCAGGTCGTTTGCAGCGGATGTTTGCAAAACTTCAATTGACAAGACAGCAGACGCATTTTTATTTCTAACTCTTGAAGTTTTCCCACGGATACCATCTACAATCTTGAAAGGTGGCATACGCCACGCAAGTTGTAGGCTGACAATCCCTGGAAGCGTATAACCTTCAATTAACAGCTTTACATCATTTGGTGCATAGGTCATTACTGAAGCCATTACAGTACACCGAATTCTTTGAACATTGGAAGCAGTGAAGCTCCAAAATCCAAAGCCTTTTCAATCATTGATTGATCAGCATTACCACCAACAGTGATAGTTGCCTGTGTGCATTGTAGTGTCCATGTTCGAACATCCAAGTCCTTACCGAAACTAACGTTGGGGATGCGATCTACCCAAGCTGTTAGGGCAAAGAACTTAGTGCTGCCTCGGTTGTCTGTAACGAATACAGGGAACTTCCCTTTCTTTGTGGCTACGTCAATGTTGTACAATGCGCTTAGAATATTGTTTGTCTGACTAGATTGTGCTAGTGTCAGATCAAGTTTGAAACCTTCATCGTGTTTATATATACGAGCAACACTACCGTCCATTGCTCTTTGAACTTCGAATGGCTCAACATCTTTTGAGATATTGATAAACGCACCATCTGCAAAGCCTGTTGCAATGTGTAGCCCTGCAATACTGACTGTTACGTCAGATGGCGAGTACAGAAGTAAGCTTCCCATTAAAATCTCCAGTCAAAAGAAAAGGGGCAAGAGAGAATCCTCTCTGCCCCTCGTCAATGTTACATCTTAATTAAACCCAGCGTGGATTAACTGTTTGACCAAGTTGATCAAGCGCACCTTTGTCTTCAGCAGACAGGATGCTGTTACCACCGATGTAGGTATCAAGACGTGTAGCTTCGATAACCCAATCACGGGTTTCCATCTTGTTACCAAACTGAGAGTTTGGAACTACCGCAATATAAGCTTCTTCAGAGAAGTAGCTTGAACGGCCTGAGTTGTCCACCACACTAATGCTGAACAAACCACTTGAGTCACGACTTGCAGCGTCATTGAGATACAATGAGCTTAGAATGTCGTTACCGCTTGAAGTTTGTTGCAGAGAAAGAGTGATCTTTGCTGCGGTGTTCGCATTGTAAATACGAGTGTTTGTGTTGTCAGCCCCAGTGTAGAGAGTGTACGTTTCGGCATTACGTTCAATACCAACGATACTGTCTTCTGAGTAACCACTAACAATGTATGAAAGACCAGTGCTAGCTTGAGAGATAACAATAGTCACATCGTTAGGCGCAAACGTAGCGAGCCTATTAAAAGCCATATTTAATTCCTAATATTATTTAGCGATTGCCTATGCAATCTGCTAACGGTTGGTTGTGACAGACCAAGAACTTCTTGAGCTATCTTATTAGTAGGGAACCAGAAGTCCTTTACAAAAACCGGAAAAGCCTGTTTTCGTGGTATCTTAGGGGCCGTACTGATCTTAACATTACCAAGCGTACCTTGCTGTTTCCTGCAGAAATAAGTGCGTTTATTTATCCCTAAAGTTTTATAGGCTTGCCTGTCACTTTGAAACCAGAACCCAGACACATACACAGGAGCATCCGTTGTTCTTGTTTCCGGTGTGAAATGATAACGTTGTCCACCTGATTGAATGTTGTATCCATTCTTAATGGAATCACATGCTTTGATTAATTCGGACTCTAGGTTAAAGATATAATCCTCACTTCCAATACAAATAATTTCGAAAACGAAGGAACTCTTCCCGTACTTGTTTACAGCTCGTTTTAGTTTATAGCAAGGCGACGAATCGCTTTTGTGCTCTGTCCATCTACGAGCTGGACGAAAGGTTGCCCCAATGTAAAGCTTATTATTTACTGTGTTGGTTATCTTATAGAGATAAAATACCTTCAACCTAAAACTCCTTATAAATCAACAAGTTATTACACGGTTACTGTACCAGCGATTTTGATGAAGTGGATGGCACCCGCAAGACGAGCTTCAAACTTCATACCTTCAAACACGCGACCAGCACGAGCATTCTGGCTAATTGTGAGTACGTCTGGAGTGATAACTACTGGAGCAGGACTATCAGCAATACCACCAGCACGTTGTCCTTCACGGAGTTGAGCACGTACTTCAGTTTCAATGATTGTTGCACCAGCTTGAGTGTAAGGGATTTTCTTACTGTTAGCTAGACGGAACCAAATACGTTCAGCCATACGAGCTTCCAGCCAGTCAACGAAGACCATAATGTCGATCCACTCACCACCAGAAGTAGCACCACCAACAGTACGATTCACACCACCAACGATTTCGTAAGTAGTTGCATTCTTGTCGTGGATGATAGAAGCTTCTGAAGTAGAGACTGAACTGATTGTTACACCAGACAAGCTCTTGTAAGCCCAAGTGTTAGAACCCGGAGCTTCTTGAAGTTGGTATCCAACCCAAGCACATTCTGGGAATTCTGTGTCCGAAGTAGCAGACCAGATCAAAGCAGTACGGAAGTAAGTTCCATTCTTAAGAGCAGAAGCAACGTCATCAGTCGCACTAGTCTTAACATCCAAGTCATCAGTAGATGTAACGTAGATTTTTTTCTTAGCTTCGATTGCAGCAGCCAACAGCAGGATGTCAGCTTTAACATGTGATTCACAAGTCAGGGCATACCACTTGTTATTAACTTGTTGAACGGCTTCAAGAGCGTCAACATAAGTTTCAGTAGCTGGTCGGTTAGCAACAGTTAGGTTTGCAGAGGTTTTAAAGCTCCAGTTAACTGTTGAAGCAACAGCGAATGTTCCGTCTAAGTTATCTGTGAATGTAATGCCGGAAATGCTTGCAGCAAGGTAAGCAGTTTT